TTACAAAAGATGGCGATATACAGTATTCAGGAGATTTAAAAGCAAGCCCCGGGAATGCAAAAATAACTGGCAAAATCGGGATTAATCTCGATCCTGCTTTATACGCTTTAGATGTTAGAGGAAGCGTAAGAATAAACGCCGGGGCAGAAGGATCGGGATTCTTGGGAGTGGGTGGAATCCCCTACAACAAGCTTCATGTTTATGGCGACGCGAAAATAGAAAACTCCAATCTAACAATCGGTAAGACAGGAGTATTTACTAGCCAGAAAGCTTCAGTGGGTAAGGACGGTTATGTATACGTTAATTCAAATGACGACTTAATAATTAGGAAGTCTGATCAAATAAATGACACCAACGGGCAACCTCAAGGAATTTTGCTCGATTCTGCCGGAAACGTTGGGATAAAACATTCCTCTCCGAGTTTCGATCTAGACATAAGTGGACAATTTGGTTTAAGGGTTGAACACTCTGCTTCCAACGCTAAAGCTGTAATCGATCCAGAACATCCTCTTATAAGACTATATGATCAAGCCGGAGTAGCAAAAGTAAAGCTTACTGCGTCCGGAAATTCTTATTTTAAGGGGGGAGCGATCGGATTTGGCTTAAGCTCACCTAAGTACGATATCGACGTTGCTGGTAGTGGTAGATTCTCTGATGGCCTGTCTGTAAATGGAACAGGCTACTTCGCTAACGACGTAACCCTTGCGACTACTTTGTATACACATGGATTAGTGCATTCAGGCTCTTCAACCCCCGCCAGTGCCAGCGCTGCCGGTGCCGCGGGAACTATTACTTGGGATTCGAGTTATATTTATATTTGCACCGCAACGAATACGTGGAAAAGAGCCGCAATATCCACTTGGTAATAATTTATTCGAGAAAATTAGCCTTATAAAAAAATTTATTGTTTGAATTGTGTAATATATTGTACGATAATCAATCTACAATGAAACAGTCTAAAGGAAAAACTACCAACTCCGGCACTGCAAAAAAAACAGTTGCAACAAAAAAGACTGCTCCTGCACAAGTTGCCCAGCAAATCACTCCACTAGTGGCTGAAGCGGCTGCGGCGCAAAATACCACAAGAACCAGAAGAAATTCCGCTGGAGTAATAGAGAGAACTGATCGGTTCAAAAATATTGAGGATGGACTAGTTCCCTTTAAGTATAGTGGAGGGTATCCAAATAAAAGCACCATTAATGTAAGAGACGCGGTTATCTTATGTCAAAAGGCTTATTATAATTTTTCCGTCTTTAGAAACACAATAGACATTATGACGGAGTTTTCTGTGAATAGCATTTTCCTGAGGAAGGGGAGCAAAAAAACTAGAGCGTTTTTTGAAGCGCTATTCGGTAGAATTGACCTATTGTCCTTGCAAGATAAATTTTTTAGGGAATATTATCGTTCTGGAAACGTTTTTCTGCATCGTTTTGACGCAAGTCTGATGGCTTCTGATATTCAGAAAATGTCTAGGGCCTTTGGATTTGCTTCTGACGCTGCTAATTCAGCCACTATACCAGCTAGATACGTTATATTAAATCCGGCGGATATACAATTAACTGGAACTTTGTCCTTTATAGAGGGAAGGTATTCTAAACTCGTAAGCGATTATGAATTGGTCAGATTAAAAAATCCTCAGACCCAAGAAGAGAAAGACTTGGTAAATAATTTACCACAGGATGTAAAAGACCAATTAAAGAGTAGGGTTAGAAGGCAAATATTAATACCTTTAGATCCCGACCGCATTAAAGCAATTTTCTATAAAAAACAAGATTACGAACCATTTTCAGTGCCAATGGGATATCCTGTTTTGGATGATATTAATTCCAAAGCGGAAATGAAAAAAATTGATATGGCTATAGCCAGAACGATGCAGCAAGCCATCCTTTTGGTGACAATGGGTGCCCCGCCCGACTCAGGGGGAATAAATCAAAAAAATCTAGAAGCAATGCAGAAGTTGTTTACTAATCAATCAGTAGGAAGAGTTCTTATTGCTGATTATACGACTAGGGCTGAATTTGTTATCCCCAATATTGGAGCTTTGCTTGACCCAAGAAAGTATGAGGTGCTTGATGCGGACATAAGGGCTGGGTTAAATAATATTCTTGTCGGAGAGAATGAAAAGTTTGCTAATCAAAGCATTAAAGTAAAAATATTTATAGAGCGTTTGAAGCAGGCAAGAGAGATATTCATTAATGAATTTTTATATCCCGAAATCAAAAGAGTATGTAGGGAGTTGGGCTTTAAGAATTATCCAGTGCCGTACTTTGACGATATCGATTTAAGGGATAGTTTGCAATATGCTAGAATATATACTAGGCTTTTAGAATTGGGACTGTTGACTCCAGAGGAGGGCATGGACGCAATAGAGAAGGGCCGTCTACCCGATAAAGAAACTTCCCTTGAGCATCAACAAGACTATAGACAGCAAAGGAACAAGGGGTTTTATGAGCCTATTTTGGGTGGCCCAAATACTCAAGAAAAAATGGCTGATAAACAAATGAACCATCAATCTAATATGCAGCACGAAAATCTTAAATCTCAAGAGAAAATGGGTAAGGAAAAAGCTAAAGAAGAAAAAGTCGGCGGCGGACCGGTGGTCAAGAAAGTGGTAAAAAAAGAAAACGGAAGACCAGCCGGATCAGAAGGTATTCCTCAAGACAATGAGAGAGCACCGACGGATAGGCAAAACCCGTCAGAAGTAAAAGCTTACTTTAGTATGGAAAAAGTAAAAGAAAATTTAATCTCTGCACAAAAGTTAAATATCGAAGTAGAAAAATCCTTAAGGAAGAAACACGGAATAAGAAAATTGAGTCGGAAACAAAAAGAGATAGCAGAGCAAATTAGTGAGATAATAGTAGCAAATGAAGAGCCGCTAGACTGGAGCGAATCAATTAATAAATATTTAGAAAAACCAGAAGACAAGAACAAAGATAGAGTAAGGCAAATAGAATTGATAGCTATGGAGCATCAAGTAGATTATTATTTGGCGAGTATACTCTATGCGAGTACAATGGAGAAATAATTATGAATGAAAATATAGAAGACTTATCTTCTTACGGAAATGAACAAAGCGTAGATATATCTTTGCCGGATATGCCTGAACCTGAAATTTTTGTAGAAGAAGTAAGGGAAATAAAAGACGAGTTCGATGGCGCATTTAAATTTGCATTCGTCGGGGCAGGTCAAGGGGGCGGAAGAATTGCCGAGACATTTCACAAATTCGGTTATAGAAGGGTATGCGCAATAAATACTTCGCCGCAAGATTTAAACACCTTGTCTTTAGACCATAAGCTTTGTATTGGGGAAGGCGGTGCGGGCAAAGACATGGAATTGGCTAGAAAAAAATATGAAGAGAATAAAGACGATGCGTATGATTTTATTTTAGACTCTATCGGAGAAAATTTTAATAAAGTTTTTGTTTGCGCTGGCGCTGGTGGGGGTTCAGGTGCAGGAACGGTTATGTCTATCGTTGCTACGGCTAGAGAGCTTCAATCTAGATATGGAGCCGATTCAAAAAAGGTCGGAGTAATTTTGGCTCTACCAAAAATCTCAGAAGGTAAAAAGCCTAACGCAAATGCCTTTCATGTTCTTAAAAAGATTTTTGAAGAAGTAGATTCTGGTAAAATTTCTCCGCTTATACTTGTAGATAATGAAAAAATGACCAGAATGTACCCCAATTTAGCCGTGGCCCCCTTCTGGGAAACGGCGAATAAGAGTATCGCTGGTTTATTCCATTTGTTTAACGTAACCGCTGGAAAAAATAGCAGCTACACTTCCTTTGATCCACAAGACTATAGACAAATTTTAGAGTCTGGATTTATATTGTATGGGGCTTCACCAGTGAAGAATTGGAAGGATTCGCCAGCTTTTAATAAATCAGTTAGAGAGCAGGTAAAAGGAAACTTACTTTCTGATGGAGCAGATATATCAACAGGAAACCAAGCTGGAGTACTTATGATAGCGGGTAACGAAATCTTAAACGAGGTACCTCAAAAAAACTTAGATAGCGCATTCGAACAATTCAATAGAGTTCTTAAAAGGGGAAGCACTGTGCATAGAGGGATCTATAGCGGAGATAGGCCCAACTTAACGGTCTATACCGTTATTGGGGGGTTAGCTCATCCGCACGATAAATTTAGCGAATTAAAGAGGCTAGGAGACTTACCTTAATTAAATTGTATTATTTTTGAATATAATTTAATGGATGTGTAGAATAGAAAAGGAATAAATATTATGGCAGTAAAAAATGAAGTAAAACCGGGTTGGAAAACTACGGAGTTTTGGATTACCGTTGTGGTCGCGTTGGGATCTTTGCTCTGGGGAGCAGGTCTATTGGATCCCGCAGGTAGCGGAACAGCAAATTCCGTTTTCGGACTTGTGGTTTCAGGACTCAGCGCAGTCGGATATACCATATCTAGAGGTTTGGCTAAGAAAGGCTAGTCAATGACTTGGCTATCCGCTCTGATTAAGGCCGTCTTAGAATGGCTGACCGCAGAGGTTAAGAAAGACACCAAGGCTGGTGACGCAGATGCTGTGCCCCAGTCCCTTAAGGATAGATGGCGTGACCGCATCAATGCGCAGCTAGAAAAACAAAAAAAAGAAAATGAAGACACTAAAGATTCTAATAGCGACGATACTTCTAGCTAGCGTTATAGGGTGCGGAAGTACTCGCGTCGTATTTGTAGACACGCAAGCGGATTTAATCCGAATTGGCCCCAACGTAACAGGTAAATGTTACGTGCTTAAAAATGGAGAGTGGATACTCTCTAAGAATAAACTAAAACTTCCCGAAGGGTGGTACGCCGGCGGGATACCGAGGGAAGAATAATTTATGGCGGCAAA